TCATCAAAGTTAATAATAATTTATCATTTATTAAAACTTTAAATATAGTTGCAGGTGTATCTGACATATATATTATATTTATATATTAGTTAATATTATTAGAAATTTTCCATAGCTGTTTTCTCTCCATGACAATTACGACATAATGCTTCTAAATTATTTATATGATTATCACCACCATGTTCTAATCTAATTTTATGATCAACTTCAAACCAGGCTGGTAATTGACAACCACATTTACCACATTTCCAATTTTGTTGAGAAGCTATATATTTTTTTTTAGTTTCACTAACCGATCGTTTAACCTGATTATTATTACTACTTCCACTATTCATCATACGTTTAAATTGTGGAGAATAGTTATTACTAAATAATGATCCTTGTGAAGATAATTTAAGTATTGGAGACAACATATCACCACTATCTTTATCTATTGGCATATATTTAACAAAATTGTGTGCATGTGAACATAAATCTTTACTATGTGAAGGATATTTTCTCATAAAAATTATTAATGATAATCCTAAGAAACCATAAAATGCCATTTGATAATATTTTTTCCATTGTTTTATCATTTTTATATATTTACCATCATGATATATATTCATAACTATAAATCCCGTTGCTATTAATATTAATAATTCCAATTTCATTATATATTTATGTATATATTTATTTAGCAATAGGTAATATATTTATTCATATATATATCAAGTCTATTTTAGCAATTGTTTTATTATTAATACTAGTTAATTGTTTAACAAACAATTATATATAAAAATACAGTGCTCGGCCACCTTATGGAAGTCAGCCTGGAAGTAATCCTTGTCATTCGGTTGATGGAAAACCTTTTCCAGAACTAAATAAATTATCGACTAATTTATTAGGAACTGTTCCTGGGGTAGGAATGATTATTGATGAAATTGTTAAAGGTATTGAAGATTACTGTTGTAAAAACCCTACAAATACTAAAAAATGTGCTGATTTAGAAAAAAATACAAAGTGGTATAGTGAATAGTGTACATGGAATAATGCAATTTTTAGGTGATGAAGTACATCATTTATTTCATCCACTTTGTAATCTAGGAGCATTTGGCTGGAGACTATTTAAAAATCTTTCTGTTTGTAAAACATCTTCACCAGTTGGTAAGGATAAATCTTCTTCACTACTTGGTACAGATAAAAATACAAAAACTACACCAGCTCCAGGGACAATTTCACCACTAACCCAACATATTAATATTTTAGCTAATCTAATTTTAGGTAAAGGTGTTTGGAATACGCCTTTACCAGTAGAAAATGCAAAATTTATAACTGATTTAACAAAATAAATTATATTTAAAGAATATATATGAATTATTTATTACTTATATTATTATTATTATTTATAACTGTAGTATCTAGTTATACTGGATGTTGTTGTAATCGAGAAGGTTTAGATGCAAATAATGATGCTATGATAGCAGGTGGTTATGTTAATCTAGGTAGTAGATCAGGTAATTGTGCACCAAGTATATTACCTGGTAATAATAATTTTACTTCAAAAGAATCGGCATCACAATTTTGTTTTGATTGGAATCAAAAAGGTGGTAGTCCAAGTTGTACAGCAATTCTACAAGAAAATAATGGAAGTTTTCAAGCAAGAGGATGTAGTAGTGATGCTATACAAAACGGTTGGTGTAAAGGATTTCCAAAAGTAACTTTTCAAGAAGAGACATGTAATGTTGACCAAGGAGGCACTACCTGGTTTTATAAAAAACCAGATAAAGCACCACCATCATCATCACAATTTAGATTTGAAGGATGTTACTCTAATAATCCCAGAGTTTTTTCTAACTGGGATCCAAATAATTTAAAAAATAATCCTAACAGAAATAGTATTTGTGAAAAGAAAGCTTTATCAACAAATAATAAATATTATGGATTAGAAAATAATAATGGATGTTTAGTTTTTAATAATAATTTTCCAAGTAATACAAAATTAAATGTAGCAGAATCAAATTGTACTAATGGGTATCAGGTTGCAGTATTTCAAAAGTCTTCAACATTTCATCCACCAGCTCCACCACCTCATGCTCCTTGGAATATAAATTCACATGTGTCACATATTCAAAATCCTATAATGGGGCATGGAGAGTTTAATACTCCTTTGCCAATACAAGATGCAACATTTTTAAAACGTGAAACTTTAACAAAATAAATTATATTTAAATAATATATATAATTTATTTTGTTAAAGTTTCACGTTTTACAAAATAAATTATATTTAAATAATATATATGAAATATTTATCGATTATACTATTGTTAGTAATAGTTACTTGTTTAACAAGTAATTTAATGGAAGGATATAGTCCTTCACCTGGAACACAACCACCTCCTTCTTATATGAATATGAATTCACATATATCACAGGTATCCAAAGCTCAAAACCCAATATTAGGACATGGAGCTTTTAATACTCCTTTACCAGCACAAACTTCAACATTTGTAAAACCCACAACACCACAACCACCAACACCTGCTCCAATACCACCACAACCACCAACACCTGCTCCAACACCACCACAACCACCAACACCTGCTTCAACACCTGCTTCAACACCACCAACACCACCAACACCACCAACACCACCTGCACCCGCAGCGTGTGCTCAAAAATGGGGACAATGTGGAGGCAAACTATGGAATGGTCCAACTTGTTGTTCACCTGATACCCATTGTACCTTTCAAAATGATTATTATTCACAATGCCTTCCAAAACAATAAATTAATATTATAATTAAATACTATTAATTTATAGGTAGTTTATTTAAATCTTTAAGTAATAATTTAATAGGTATAGGAGTAATTGCATAAGTTGAATTAAAACAATATTTTATTAGTAAAATAGATATGTTAACTTTTAAATTATGTGAATATAAATCACTCTGAGTAATAATATAATTCATATAAGACATTATAAAACCATATACATCAACATTTTTAGAATAAATTTCAGAAAAATATTTGTCGTGATTAAATGACATTGTTTTATAATTAAAATAGTTATCAATAGCTTCTACACAATAATTTACAATCCACTCAGTTAGTAATTCTGAAATATTAATTTCATCTAATGGTATTTTCCATATTTCAATTATTAAACTATTTGGTATTAAATTAAATATACCAGGTATTAAAAATTTATTTAAGAATAATTCATGACCTATATTACCTAAATTATAATATGCATTATATACATCTTTAAAAATTTTCACTTTTTTTTCTCTCTTAGTCGTTTTTGTAATATTATGTTTAATAAAAAATTTTCTTATATTTTCACTAATAAAACTATTATATAAAATTCTACTAAATGGACTATTAAATTGTATGGTGCGATTAAATAATATACTAGGGACTACTCTAGAATTTGTACTGAATCCAATTTCACCAAAATCTATTATTCTAATTTTTCCATTTTTATAAAGAATATTACTACTTTTAATATCAAAATGATATATTTTTAAATTATTCATAGGAATAATTCCGTAAATTAATAAATTTTGTAGCAATAAATTTAGTTCTTTAAATGATACAATATTAAAATCAATAATCTTGTCTAAATTCACTCCACCATAAGGCATATTAATAATTTTAAATTTACTTAAGTTTTCATTAATATTTGTAGCATTAAATCCAGATTCTTCCAATGAAGTACATTTGTTAAAATTTTCTTTATCTGAAGCAGTTAATTTGTCAGGTATACAAGTAGAAATATTAGATATTAAAAAATAATTATTATAATTAGGTATTTTTGATAGTAATTTTTTTACATCTTTTAATACATTCCATTCTAGATTACTATTTTCAACAAATGATAATTTACTGATACCAATAGTGCGATTTTTACTGTTATAACATTTTAATGCTGGACTAAATACACAACCAAAACCTCCACTATCAATTGCTTTTCCTCCTTTATTTTTACTTTTTTTTCTAGTTTTTTTATTATTTTGTTTCATA